CGAGTGATATTGGAGCAGTCTCTGCGAAAGGAGTCTGATCGCCATGACCTACACCATGCAATTCATGCTCATACACAACACCTGTAGGATCTGACCAAAGAGGCTCAGAGAATACACCCTGATCAAACCCTGTTGTGCGAGCTAGCTGACCTATTTCCCAATGGTTATCTCGGTAGTCATAGGATACGTAAACATCACACTCTGTAGACCCTTGGGATGGGTAGAACCACCAAATCTCACCGTACTCTGAGTTATGTACTGCAAAGCACTTGCTGATCTGGTTTTTGTTCATATTCTCAAAAACATAATCAGCCACTTCACAGTCCATTTGTCGAGCAGTAGAGCCATCAAATACGTAGAAAGCCTCTCGACCCATCCAGAATGCACCAGAGTCCACAGCCGCAACAGCCTTGCGAGATGCGATACCACATGCAGTACCAACACGCTCAAATCCATAAACATATGGAGCACCCTGATAGGTAGCAACATGAGCATCTACATTAGACAGAATAAGTGAGCGCCCTCGGATGCGGACAGCGCACATGATCTCACCTGAAGTCTGAAGCTCTATATCGCCAGCTTCATTCGTAGCCGCTGCAGTCCAAGTGGTGTTATCTTCCCTATCAGACCAAGCAACCTTGCGAGGATTGCCGCCTGCCTGTAGAGCGAACAAGAACCGCTCCTCAGTTACAAACAGACCTTTGCATGATGTAGGTGCGTTAGCTATCTGTTTGGTTACATCTTCTGTTAGGTATACATTGTATACAGTTGCAGAAGATGAGATGTTTGTAGGTCTATCTATCTCAAGAGTTACCGAAGTGCTTTCAGCCTCGAAAGATAAGATAAAGTCACTACCACCAGAAACCTTAGTGTGCGTAGCTGTTGTTGTCGTAACAGAGTCTATGATCTTAAACCGCATCTCCTGATTATACGAATGATCAACAGCTAGCTTATACCTTTCACCTACTGTTAAACCTGTAATAGTCTGAGAAAGGATTCCATTTGAGTTAGATGGGCATTGTGCATGATTTTCAAACAACCATTCCCATACACCACCTAAATCCCAGTCATCAGGCGTACCGCCAGTGCCACTTGGGTTGCCACCAGTTCCAGTATCAAATGAATAGTTCTGGACTAGGTTTGTGTTCTCTGGCGTACCCTGCCACTCATAAAGCTTACCATCAGATGTACAGCAACCTACAAGATACTCACCCCAGTTATCTAAAGACCAAGTATCAGCCTCTTGGAATACGCCTGTAGATTGGCGTTTAACGCCGTACAGACCAGTACCAAAGTATGAGCCGCCAAAAGCTGTGTTGATTGCCGCATCATCACTTCCGGCAGTGAGACCAGATGGCGTTATATCGTATGAAAGCCCAGCCGTAGACGTATAGATAAGCTCACTAGCAGATGCTAAAGCAGTCTTAGCGTCAGACGTGTTATCCACCCATATATGCATGGCGCGAGGCGTAGCACTAAAGTTAGATGACAAATCCCACTTCTCAGACCAACCGCCAACAGGACGCATAGAGTTATTTGTCCAACGCATCAAGCTAGCATCACGCCAGCGACCAGCACCCTCATAGTCAGTACCAGTTCGGTAGATGCCTGCAGGTATTTTAAGTGGTATTAGTGCCATGATTGTTTCCTGCCTATCACCCTATCGATATACCAAATCTTTTAGATTTCGGTATTGGTGTGTGGTATATACCAGTTGGTATGTACACCATATCACCAGAGACCATTTCGTACTCATATTTGTGGCCGCACTCTTCAATAATGAACAGTAGGTTGCCATCTCCTTGAATATAGTACACGTCCATATCATCACAGTGCCTACCAAAAGTATCGGAAGACTCTGACATGCTAACATAAATATGCGCGTCTAGATCAGAAAGTCCATACTCAGACTCAATCTCATCAGTTATAGCCTGCACACTTTCTAATTTATGGCCTTCGGTTAGCATGTACCCGCCACTGCCAATATCAACAAAAAAGTCGCCATTCTTTTTGCTATCTTCGATGAGCCTTACGACTGAGCTAAAGCTAGGAAGACTAGCGAACTTACCGCGCACTATAAAGTGCTTACAGTCAGTCGTCATCGTAGCCATCTGCGTTTGAGTTAAACGCTATAACTGTCTTAACGCCTGATGACGGGTTACTTCTGTGGGGCATAAATGACGGAAAAGTAATTATATCGCCTTCAGAAATATCCACCACAAACTCCTCACCAAGCACGTTAAAAGTCGTGCCAGACTGATCATCAGGAAGTTCGATATACACAACACTAGAAAACGTGCAGGCTCCATGAAGGTGCATGCCGTGATAGCCTCCGCGCTCATATCGCTGGAACCATATACCGTTATCGACAGTCTGCATGCTTCTATACTTAAAGCGTTTAGATAGCGTCAACAAGTGAGTCTCTATGTCGCTTAGTATCGGTAAGATGTACGGCTTTGGGCCTTCAGTGTAAACGTCCCAATCAGTTTCACATATTTTCTCTGTTGTTGAGTTTCTAGGATTGTGCTGAGCGCTAGCTATAGCCTTTAGCACCTCAGCTTTTTTATCTGAGAAGTTGTCAATAGTAGTTATTGTGACTAACTCTTTCACAGCTTGAACCCACCTAGATTAACAATGTTTTTATGCCATATGGCGGACGACCACGTGCCATACGGCATGTCATGCTGAACAGAAAAATCGCCACAGTAGTCTGGGAAATCTTTCCTATTCAAGACATTGTGGATTAACATCTTAAAGTTTCCATCATTCTGCAGAGCTAAATTCATCTTGTCCTTACCCTTTTCCGATGCGTAACTCCAAAAATCATTATCGAATGCAGAGCCGACGAAATAGTTATACATAATAACCGTCTCAATTTCGGACGAATAATGCTTATACCAAGCGTTTGCTGCGGAAAAATCTCTGTCATTCAGGTAAGTCTCAAGTGCCCTCTCGTTTATAGAGCACCCGAAACTGAGACTGGTCGCTTCAAGAGGCTCCAAGAAAAATGACGCGTTGCCATTGTAATAACATCTTTCGCTGAAGTTATTCTTGCGAGTGTAGTTGTTAAAGTAGATCGTTCTAGGCTCTGAAGAAGCTACCAGTCCGTACTCAGACAGGGTTTTATCTATTCCGCTGAGAACCTCTTCACCAGTTGTGAAGTTAGCGTTGTGGATGTACCCGATGGAGCATCTGTTTTGTAGCGGTATGCCAAAAATCCATCCAAACGGCATAGCGATTGTTAGCGTGTGATTAAACTTGGCAGAGTCCCACTCACACTGCACTATGGTCGCCGTGTTTACGGGGATGTGCTCAGAAGCATTAAACTCATCGGATAGCTCTTCAGGTGCGCCAGAACAATCAACTATTAAATCAGCGTCTACATCGTCATGGCTACTGACGTTTGACTCTCTAATATTAACTCTAGAAACATCCAGCTTTCGCACCATGTAGTCTTGAAACTCGGTTGCGGTAAAGTGCATACCGATAGAGCCGAACATGAAATTCTCGTCAAAAGCCTTACATGATGACCAGTTGCGCTTATGCAACCCGAGTTTTGGTGTGCCTTTGAGGCTAGAAAGGTCATCATAATCAAACCCAACAAGATCCTCTAGAACTTGTGGCACTTTGGCTGTGGTTCCTTCTCCGACACTCATGGCGGGCTTTGACGGGTCGAACACCCACTCAACCTCACAGTCTGTAAACCTGTGCCAGTAGGCGGCAGAGATCGAGCCCTGCGTTCCAGCGCCGATTACTGCGACCTTTCTTAAGCTCACTAGGGCAAATCCGCCCTAGTCATGTTGCTATCAGCTGCATGCTCAGCAAGGAAATCATCTTCAGAGTCTACAGTACCGATAAAAGAAACGTGCATGTCATCAGCTTGAATATACCCATCTGAGATGTAATAGGTGATGACGTCCTCGTTGATGAACGTACCATAGTAACCAGCCTCGAGAGCCTCAGACGTAACGTCATTATCCTCATCAAATACTTTTGTTATCTTCCTGATGTGATATACGCTCATTATGTAGTCACCTGTATGCTTGAACCATTCCATAGGTAGTAGCCAGCCCGACCAGAACCATTAGCACGAACAGTTGTAGAGTAAGTACTACCATTACCGCTGCGGTAAGCTACATCGTAGTTGACGGTATGGTACGCCGTTATCATATTACCCTGATAAGCCGCATTAGAGTTTTTATCGGAACTACAACCTGCTGTAATAGTTTGAGCAGTACCAACGACTACAGTCGTGGAGCCAATACCGCTACCTGACGCTTGCATAGACCCACAGTTTAGAATGTTTATAACCTCACCAGTGCCGTTAGAAGCGATGTACACAGAGTGCGTGCCGGAAGGTACGCTGAAGTACCCATACACTCCGCACTTATGTACTGTGCGAGTGCCGCGCCTCCAGTCGTTACCACCCTTAAAGTTATTAGTGTAAGACGCTGCTACCCCATCTATAGTTACAGAAGTAATTGTTGGGTTGGATGAGCTAACGCGCTCACCGCCTATTACCACAACGCTTGGCCCTGTAATGGAGTAAGTGCCTGTACCCCTACCTAAATAGGAAGCTACAGAGTTTTGATTTGCGCTACCTCCATAAAAATCACTGAGCTTTATTTCACCGGAAGATGGTGTACCTGAAGCGGTACTATAGTACTCAGAAAGCTTATGGTCATTTACCCCACCAAACTCACCTCGAATGTCACCTATACTAATCTGTCCTGAACTTTGAAGTGCCATTACTTAGCCTCCAACTCTTCCACACGCTTGGTTAGCTCTTTTACAGCTTCAATGAGTAAGCCATGCAGAGCATCGTAATTAACCACCTTGTATTCTGCTTCTTCATCGCCAGTATGCAAACCAAGCTGCTTCTCGGATACTGCCTCTGGCAATACAGCTTCAACTTCTTGTGCAATAACACCCGCCGAAACCTTACCGTTAGCTGTATACTTGAAGGTGTAACCGCCTAGTCTGTTTAGCTTATCAAGCGCGCCATCTATAGCAACGATATCATCCTTTAGGCGCTCATCTGATATAGTCGTTGAGTATGCAATTACATCACCATCAGCATGAAGGTCGCCATCAGATTGGAGACGCATCCTAACAGAATTATTAGACTGAAAGTCCATATTGCCGTTTGATGGGGTATACCTTATATATCCATGATTGCTATCGGCTGAGTAACCAAAGTTGATAGTCGAGTGATAAATAGAGCCGCCTGACGACATGTTGATTACAGGGTATCCAGTGCTACCTTGGAAAGTAGCTGTACCTGTGAATGTTGGCGCTGATGTTGGAGCTTTACCATTCAATTGTGTCTGGATGTTACTTGTAACACCATCAACATAGTTAAGCTCAGTAGTGGTAGCGGTAACACCGTCCATCTTATTAAGCTCAGCAGTAGTAGCTGTAACACCATCAAGCTTATTAAGTTCTGCTGCAGTAGCTGTGACAGCAACTCCACTAATCTTCCACTGACTAGCAGTCAGGTTTGGCTTGATAGCAGTAGTACCATCTAACAGGTTGTCAATGGTATCTAAGTTAGTATTGAGTTTAGTACCCCAAGTATCCTCAGAAGCGCCTACCTCTGGCTTGGTTAAACCATACGTTGTAGTAGTAGTATCAGCCATTGGTTACTCCCTCAAGCTACGTTAGTCCAAATATCGGACGATGCAGTAACATCAGTCCAAGTGTCAGTTTTAGGAGCTATAGGCTCCCATTTCTCTCTACCTATTGTAACAGATACAGACTCTGCGATAACAATAGCGTCAAATTCCTTAACATACCCGCCAGATGCAGACAGAGAACTTACCGAGATAAGCGCTGCTGATCCTTTAATGGTTGCATAGCCATCTACAGAAGCTGTAGAAGTAAGATCAATCTGTGCTGATCCAATTCCAACCCTAACGCCATCAGATGTTACGGTAGATGATGCGCTATCTGTAATCGATGCAAGGTATACAACCTGGCCTGCAGAAGTTATCGAACATAATCCATCTGCTTGTGCGTCACCTTGATGTACTCTCTTAGCGTCAGTTGTAAGCGTAGATACGCTATCACTTTGAGCCGCGCCATCAGCTATACGCAACCCATTAGAGCTGGTGCTAGAGCTAGATGACAGCGAGCTAGAGCTAAGCTTGATTACCTCAGCACCACTCACCACACCAGATGATGTTTCAACGATAGACTCAGCGCGAGCAATACGCTCACCAAGAAGATCTATAGATACAAATGCATTTACTGTCGCTGTAGCTGAGCTTGCTGTGTAATTGGCAGTAGAAGTAGTTGTCGCTGCACAACTTGCTGTACCGCTAGACTCACCAATACGCAGCCCGCTTGCAGATGCAGTTGATGTACACGCAGTAGATGCAGAGCCACCAATAGCGGCATCACCGCTCGCTGTAGCAGCAGATGCAGCTGAAATGGCATCAGATGCGCCTAGATGCACAATCAATGCAGATGAGGATGCGCTAGAGCTGGCGCTTAAGCTAGCAGACCTAGCAAACGTACCCTGACCATTAGCAGATGCGCTAGACGATGCGCTATCAGACGCAGATGGCTGCTGTATCCGCTGTGCAGCAGTTACAACACCCGATGTATTCGCAATAATCGAATTGGCAGTACCAATCCTTAAGCCAAGACCATCAACAGTTGAGCTTGCAGATACTGCAGCAGATCTGTTGGCAGTTAGGTATGCAGTAGCAGAAGTGCTAGAGCTATTCGATATAGCTGAAGCACCTCTGTGTATGCGCTGTCCTACGGCAGACGTAGACGATGTGTTACTAATAGTAGCTGACGCATCGACATACTTGGTCTCTGAATAATAGCCGTCACCGAAGTTAAACGAACCGTAGGGAAAGCCCATATATCACCTATTAGTCGAGAGTGATATCAATATCGCCTGTTGGGATACGGAATACGTCACCTGAAGCAATAGTCTTGCTTGAGCTTAGGTTAGCGTATGCCAACAGGTTGCCGCCTGAAGAAGCATCGTAGATACCAATCGAAGTGATAGTACCCCATGATGCAGTAGCAGTAGGCCATTCAATCGCAGCAGAAGTTGTCGCAGTGTTACCAGACACTGAGAACGAACCAGCTTTGCGAACATATGAGCCGCCTGATACTTCAGTACCGCCACCAGCTTCAGATGGAGCCGAAGTGAACAGACCTACATATACAGTAGTTGGTGAAGTGTATGCGTTACCAGCAAAGACATGATCTAGAAGCTCAGTCTCAAGGTAGTTACTAAAAGACATTATCCAAGTCCTCTTACTTTAAGTTTAAGCCCAGATCCTGAGTACTGAGCGCTATCAGACGCAGAATTTAGGTTAGCGACTGCGGCAGAATACATCTGCGCCCAGACAGCTAATCTAGCATCATCTGCTAGGTATGGAGCAGTATGGATCAGCGCTCCATATAAGTAAACATCTACAGCCTGATCGAGCAGCCAGTTAGATGCGTTACTATCAGAGAGAGCTGGTATCTTTTGGTAATACAACAGCTCAAAATCAGTGTCTGCCGAAGGTGTAGGGTA